AAGAAAAGTTCGGGAAAAATTTGGTTGCGCGTTTTCCACTGATGTTTGGGAAGCGCGTCCTGTTTGTCCAGTGTCTGGTGATGATCTGGGGCCTTGGATGTCGTATAGTGAACTCATTCGTGTGTTGTTGACTGCGTATGAGAAGAAGTTCCAGTGTGGTGCAGCACTCAAGGGTTTCCTGGAAGAACTTGCAGACAAACCACTTGTTGAAGCTCAAGGGTGGTTGGATGTGTTCTGGAAGCCAGGTTCAGTAAGTGATTACACCGAGGAACCCATTGATTGGGTTTGGATGAGACCTGTTTTTGAAGATCCTGGTTTGGTTCGTACTTTGTCATCGATGCAGATTGCGGGATTGTGTAGTGAGGCCCACAAGCTTACCGGGATTTTCCATGAGGAAATTGTGGTCAAGATGTGGGAGTCTCCCAGCAGACTTGTGAAGAGCAGCGAAAATTGGAAAACGATGATTTTCGCACATGTCTCCAATGGCAAGCAGGTATTTTGCGATGATGCAAGTGCCGTGTATGCTGATATTGCACGGAACGATCCCTTGTTTGTCTTGAGCACCAGGTGCATTGTTCAGTCCCTTGAGCGCCGTGAGTGTGTCAGTAGCCTTTGGCTGCCAGGTCTGAAGAGCGCTCTTGCTGAATGGCGCAAGGTCGTTGTGTCATGTGTGAGCCAAGCAAAGCAGATCATTTTGGATCACCCAATCATTTGTGCGAGTATTGCATTCATCCCTGCAATTTGGTTTGTGATTTACCGGTTCTTTTGGTGTGAGTCGACTCCATTGTTTGATGCACTGCATACGGGCGCTGCACTCTCTACGGCGCGTGTTAAGCATCGTCATTTGTGTTGTAAATGTGCAAAGATTTTCGAGCATGCCCATGTTATTGGTGATGTTGTTGAAAGTGCATTGATTCTCCCTGTGTGTGGTACTTGCAAGAGACAAGGACAGAAAGCGGAATTTGATTTCAGTGATTCGACAGTGATGATTTCTGACCGTTCGGACATTGTTGAGAAGAAACCATTGTGTGCCTTGTTTTCTGAGCATCAGTTGATTGACTTGCAAAGTGTTGAGCGTGATGATGTCAAGAAACACATCCAGTTGACAACTTCTGGAGATACTGTGTCCGGCAAGAAGGGTGTGGTTCGCGTTCAACTTGTTTCTTCTGGCGATGGCCGCACTGCACGCCCTGTCAATGTTCGCGTTCAAAGTTCGAGGAGCAACGCTGAGGCTCAAATGCGACTCGATCCTGGAGCCCACGAAGTGTCTCATGCCATTCGAAGCAATATGTACACTATCTTTGTTGGTGACGGGTCAGCCTTTCCAATTG